GTTTGGGTATAAATTGCCCACCAGAGAAACTAGCGTCCTGGTGGTAGGCTACATATCTGCTGCCGCAAACTTCCCGTGTGCTGAGAAGTGTCCCGTCTAAGGACAAGCGCCCAATTCGCCCCCATCGCAGAGGTACGACAGCAGTCACGGCATTTTCACCACAAAGTAGAGAGTGGTGCTGCATCCGCCCTGTGCAGTCCTAGCCCGTAGGCGCTGTAATATAGTAAGACGCGCGCGACTCACATTTCCAACATGAGGGGTGCAGCCCTGCTTAACTTGTTCATCGTGGCACCGATGAGGTTCATGGTGTCATAGCCTTGCTGGGCCGCAGCATACGCAGCCGGTGCCTGAGAGACGAGACCCCCGACAGCCGACAGACCATTAGTCAGCGTGGCCCACAACTGCTCAGGAGCAGGTGTGTGGGTCGTCTGTGTGGACTGCAGCAGTGCGTCGGTGTTCGCCCGCAGGCGCCAGTGAAGGTGCACGCGGAAAGTGAAATCCACGAGATTCAAATTGGCAGGCAGGATGACAACAATAGGGCACAAAGCACGGCCATGAAAACAAGACGAATTCGCCACGGACGTGATGGGGCAGAAGGATGAGAACGCCACTGCATCGAGTGGATAAGTCACGATCTTCTGAGGCCTGTTCATGACCTCGTATGCCGTAAAACGGGACATACCCTTCTTGGTCTTGAACGCGGTGGCCATAGCTGCCCAGGTCGCGTAAGATGTCCGCTCAATACCCATTTCAGGGACGCCGACATAGATGGCACCGTTAGGGACCTGCCCGCCAGACGTGCCATCACACAACACCTCGACAGAGAGTGCGTGGAGCGACACGTCGTACGAGCCGGTCGCGGCACCAGCCATGAACGTCGAACTGGTGAGCGTCTCAGTGGTCCCCGGAATGTCCGCGCCAGCACCGGAAATGAACACCACCGAAGACATGTGGTCTTGGTTGGTCCCGGACTGACGCGACATATAGCCACCGATGACGGCGACTTGATCAGATGCCCCAGTCTGCAACGGCACGTCCAGACGGTCACGAACAACCGTGTAAGACGCGCAGGAGCGCGGTCCGGGCAGGTGGGACGGAATCGAGGCATCAAGCAGTCCAACAGACGCGCGGCTGGGCTTCTTCTGAGGCTTCGGTCCCTTCTTTGCCTGCGCACGGCGATGAGGCTTGGCCGCGGGCTTGCACTGGCGCTTGGATGGTGGCGCCATTGGAATACTGTGGGTGCGCGTTTAAATCGTACAACAGCTGCGCGTAGTTGCGCGAATTACCGGTCGTCCAAAGGGACAGTCACCTTGAGTTGTGAAAAGACGCCGGCAGGAAAAGCGTGTAGTGGATTCTAGGAAAGGCGGGCATGCCTTGCACTTGCAGTGTGGTGGGTCGTAATCCCCACGGTCATTTTGTCATGTAGGCCAGGCATCAATAGCCATTATGCACTCGGTCGGGCATACCGAACGCAACATCCGCGCTGCCCCCACATTGCCAGCAAATTGCCGATCGCAGGGGCCCCCACGCTTCACCACTCTAGACCTACCATGAACACCACTTTACACCGGGACTCCCACCCGGAAACCTCTGCAAGACGGAAGTGGTGCGCCCTCATCGTAACCATACCAACGGTACCAGACTGTTCACCGGACTACCCCCGGCTACTCAGGCATAAGGCTCCTAACGCGGAGTGGTCCTCGCTATCGCGTCGGGCGGCAGTACAGGTATAACCCGCCGCCCAACCAGAATACACGTGGTAATTGCCTCACGTGCCAAACTGGCTTCAGAATTCTACGGCGGTGCCGCCGCTCGAGTATGTTCCCTATACGCCCGCGAAACGCATAGTTAGCACCGCCGTCGCAGGCCACGTCCCCATGGGTTTACCCTGCTACTGTCTACACCCGCAGGTGCACGCTCATCTAGATTTTCCACTACTTAATTAACGGCAGAATACCGGCCTGCACCCGCAGGTCTTACTCATCTTGCAGCCATGTTACGGGAACGAAGCCGGCAAGCTCCTCCCCGTGCAAATCCAGAGTAGTCAGTGACGCCATGACTGCCAACTCCAGATCGCTGGCTGGCCCAGCCGACTCGTGCAGAAGCTGGCGGTAATAACCAGTCGTATCTTCCACACATGCAGACACCCCCTCCGACAAAACTTCAACGGCGAACTCCGCAAGTTCTTCTTCGCTCCCCATGGCGCCCTTGCGCTTGAGGTGCAATTCAACCAGCGTGTCAACCTTAACCAACCTCTTGCACGTAAGTGTAGTGTTCTTGTTGTCGTTCACCATTGCAGCGAAGAAAGCGTGCATACTCGGGACGTGCTTGTACTCCTCGCACATACCCGCAGCATATATAGCAACGCAAGACTTGAAGGCTTCACCCTCGAGCTTCGTGCAGCTCCACGACTTCGTGGTGAGAATGCGCTTGGTATCAGGCAGCATCACGATGCCATCCGGCAACGTCACAGCTTTGCCCTCATGTAGCAACACCTCATACCCAACGAAAGTCACGCAAGCCTGCAACTCTTTGCTGCTGACAAACTTCAACTTAGGCGCCCAACCCCAGCGCGTGAAGAAATCGTGAACAGAGTCCTGGATATCCTCATCTCCGCGCCCGAATGTGTCGTCGCCCTCAAAGGCAAGAATTATGAGGTAATTGAGACCGTCCCTGGCCGAGACGTAGTGCAAATTTGCACCCTTGGAACGGATGAAAGAATCGAGTGCCTTCTCCGCACAACCCGTGGCAACCAAGAATGTGAACCAGGCCAGGAAGTTCTGCAACCAATTGCCAGAACTGGTCAAGCGGTCGCCAGATTCACGCATGGGCCTTGGTAGGAGCATCTTGACGCTCTTCCTCGCACCGTCCTCGTCTATATACCTCATCTCCCACATAACACAACCCGTGCGAGCGTCAACGACGGACCTGAACAACTCAGCGCCCGACTCGACTCCCACGAAATCCGCGATGTGTTTCAAGATGTCAACCTCAGCTTGCTTCAACTCCTCACCAATGCCAAATTCGAAGCTGGATAGGTCATTCATGAACCAATCACCATTCTTCATGTTTGACATGCGCTGCGCGAGGCCACTAATGACGGATTTCTTCTCGCGGTACTTGATGTTGGCGTTGATAAACGTCTTCTGCATGATGTGTTCAAACACCCACGCAACTTTCGCAATCGCCCCGACACGAATGTCACCATGGTTAGCAATAGCACGCGGCTTCGGCTTACCAGTGACCTCGTCCTTGACGAATGCGCCAACAACGTTGCTGTAACATTTTGTCTTGCACCAATTCGAGAACGTGAAATGACTCTCATTCACGTCCGCAAGAACTTCTTCCATCATTCGCTCGCATTCCTCCGGAGTCTTAGACTTCTGAAAGCATTGCTGATAGCTCTCATACTCCATAAGGGCTGACTTCATCTTTGCCTTTGTGAACACTCTGTTATTGAGCAGCGGGACAAGTTCCCGCAGTTTAGCATGCTCAATGTCTGTTGGCTTGAAATTACCAATGTCCTTCAACTTCCCGTCAGGCTGCCTGTTGCGCATAGCCTCAGCAGCGACCAAGTTGTCTGGGTGATTTGCATAGAGCCGCTGTTGCACGTCCGTCATTTGGGGGAAACGGGCACGTGCAACACGTTGTCCGACGTCTTCGCCAGTAACATGACCGCCTTTGTCTGTCACCCTGGCTTCGGAACACGTGGGCACCTCGGAAACTTCTGAGTGCAATAAGTCTCCAACAGCATGCGCACCGCGCTGGTCGTATGTCTTGAGCGCCTTTTCGGCCTTGTCCACGCTCGTCACCAATGCAGTATCCCCGACGTATGGCGCGCCGGCGTAGCGCGACCATGACGTACAAGGGACTCGGTTAAAGCAGAACGTACTCAAACAACCGCCATGCGGGTTCACACGCGCGTGCTCGCTGATGATAGCATAGTAGCCGACCCGCAGTAGCGCACGCGAGTACTCAGCATCTAGCTTCTCAACTCCAAGCACATTGGCCAAAGCCATGTTCGAGTTCGGTGGCTTCCCAGAAGCAAAATTAGCCGTCTCGCGTTTCAAAGCCAAGAACTCCGCATCACGGAGGAGGCTCGTCGGCAAGACAACGGATACACCAGTCACGCTGTCGGTCTGGCAGCAGTAATCCCACGCAGCGGCGCCAGCGCGGCACCCGAAAGTGAGAACTTGCAATACCTCGTTACCTTCAACCTGACCCTCGATCATGCTCTCGAGCGGTCCGGAGCCTCCCTTACAATGGTTGCACTCGGTGACAACACCAAGTTCGCGCACCAGATGGGGCCCCCTGACTCGCGGCTCACTCAAAATGGCCAAACTCTCCCGATCACACGTG